TCGACGCGCTGCATGGCTATCAAGGTTTGCTGGGCGGTCTGTTTTATGTAGCAAAAATTGACGTTGACTGGCTTTTCAATACCTTTGACAACGACAACAAACTGCATCAGATTGTGCTTGATATGACGTTTGACATTCCTAGCTGATAAGAGGTCATCATGGCTCTTCCGAACAAAGTACTTCCCGGTTTTGTTGCAAGCCTGTATTTACAGTCGGGTGCGACCCCGACTCCCTTGACGACTGCAAATCTTGCCGTTGTAGCAAGCGTGTCAGCGATTGCGGTTGCGGCAAATTTGCTGGAGGTTGAAGCCATTCCGGCTTTTGGCCAAGAAGACGCTATGGCCAACTTTTCGGTGGCCGGCAGTCGACAGTCGGATAAAATTCCTGTGCAAAGTGCGCCGTTCTCGCTCTCTCTAATCTCCGCGTGGAATCCAACAAATGCGAACTTGTTGTTAGTGCGCGCCGACGCTTACAGCGGTTTAATTGATCGCACCTATGTCATTGCGTTTGTCGAAGGTGCAAACATCGTTTACTTTGCGTTCAACGCGCGCGCGTCTCAGTTTAGTATCGATCCGGCCCCAGGCGCAGAAGCGCAGTGCACGTTCACCTTGCACCCGCGCGGCAATCAGTTCGGATGGTCAAACAATGTCTGATGTCCTTGCTGCAATGATGGCAACGTACGGTGCGCTTGACGCGATTGCAGCAATGCAGCCGATGCCCCTAGACGCGATTGAGGTTCAGCTTGAGATAGTTGAGCGTGCAAGCGCTGAGTGGGTATGTTTGCAGGTTATGTTGCGTTACGCGTTGCCTGCGCAAGCGCAGCTTGGTTCCTAGCCAAGCAGGCAGAACCGTGCGATGCGCATTACGGTCACCGGGACGCGCGAGGTTGAGCAAGCGCTGCTAGCGCTGCGGGAGGAGTTTTCGGCGCAGCAAGCCAAGCGCTCATTAGTTCCGGCGTTGCGCCGCGCGGTCAAGCCTGCGCTCGACGCTATCCGACCTGCCGTGCCGGTCGATACCGGCAGGCTGCGAGTGCAGACGAAGGCGGGCGCAAAAGTCTCCACCATGCGCGACCGAAAGCGCAAGTACCACAGCAATCAGTCGATTGCCTACGGTTTCGTGATCGTGGGCGTCAACTATGTGGATGCGAAGGGTAAATTTAGGCCGGCTGCTATGGCGCTTGAATACGGGCGCGCAGACCAACCCGCAACGCCTTTCATCCGTGCGAATTTTGAGCGCGCAATCCCAGCGATGACGCAAAACTTGGGCGCCGAGCTTTCCGCGCAAATCGATCAATTTGCAAACAAACAACGGAGCAAGCGCGCATGAGTGTGCAACAACGGCTTAACGGTTTTAAGCGTACCAAGTACAAGACCATTGACTTTCACGGCCACGCCTTCGAGGTGTACCTGCCGACGCGTCTCGAATTGCAAGGGCTCACGCACAAGTGCCAGTCGCCGCCTGCAGATCTTGTTGAGGAGCACTTTGCGCGCTTGAAAGAGTCGCTTTTGCGCACCGGCACCCTTGGCGATCCAAACGTCGAAATGAAGGATGACGACATTTTGATCGAGGGCCGCAGCATGCGCCAGACCGCCCGCTGGCTTGCAAGCCGGCAATTGAACGAAGTGGCCATGATTGGGCTGGTCGGCTTTGCGGAGGGCGGCGATGTATTTGCGCTCGACTACGACGAATTGTCTGCGTCGCTGTCGGATAAAGAAATCGAAGATCTTGTCAAAGCTGTCGAAGCGGTGGTCAAACCCAGATACGAGGCGACCGAAAAAAACTAAAGCGGCTGCTGTACCGGCAGGTGCGGGCAGCAGCCATTTTTCATGGGCAAGACCCCGACGTTTTTGACGCGCTTGATTGGGAGACGGTCACCGAGATGGAGTTGCTGTACCGAGACGGTCTGATTGGCGGGCGTGGGCCGCTGATGTTTGCAACGCACACGATGTCGTTGTTGCATTCGCTCGCCGGCATGTTTTCCAAGCAACACAAAACGCTCAGGCCCGCCGAGTGGTTTCCCTTTATTGAGGCGTACTTTAAGCCCGCAGAGCCCACGCGCGCCGAGCGCGACTATCTGCTCCTGACGACACTGCCAGGCTACAAGCCCGAGTACCTTAAACATCTGCAGGCGCGCAATGGCTAAGACCATCGCCGCGCTCCAGGTTGCGCTCGATCTTGAGAGCGCTGCCTTCGTCACGCAAACCGATGCGGCCAAGCGCAAGGCCAAAGAGCTTGGCGACACACTGCAAGCGACAAGCGAAACGGTGCAAAAGAGCGGCAATGCAGCGCGCGAAGCGGCAGGGGGTTTTGAGCTTGCAACGCGGCAAAAGTCGCAAATGGGCGACGTTGCGCGCAATGCCGGCTACCAGATCCAAGACTTCGCGGTGCAGGTGGGCAGCGGCACCAGCGCAACGCAAGCGCTGACGCAACAACTGCCGCAGTTGCTCTCGGCGTTTGGCGCGGTGGGCGTTGTGCTCGGCACGGTTGCGGCCGTGACAATCCCGCTGCTCTCTGCGGGGTTTACTGCGCTGGTCGGCAACATTAAAAGCGTCGAGGACGCTGCGAAAGACGTTACTTCGGCTGCAGGAGCGTTTGCTGCAGCAAACAACAAGGCCGGATTGTCGCTAGAGGAGATCTCTGAGAAGTATTACGCGAGCGCAGCGCCCGCGCTTAAAGCGCTCTACGGACAACTGCGCGCGATCACCGAGTTGCGTCTCGGCGAGCAAATTAAAGGCTTTGCAGGCAGCCTGCGCAATGAGTACGCGGGCATTGCGCGGCTGGCGGTGCCTGAATTTTTGAAGTTTTTTGTCGACTCGCCCGCCGAAAAGCTTGCGAAAGATTTCGGCATCACTGAGCGCCAGGCGACCCAGTTGTTCGACACGCTGCGCAAGTTTGAACGCAACGAGGCCACGTTTGCGCAGTTACGCGATCAGGTGCTGGGGCTCAACTTGGCGCAGCGCAACGCGACTGACACCGGCAAAAAGTTCATTGAGCAGCTGCTTGCAACAATCACCACTGTGCAGGAGGCGCGAACCGCAAAAACCGACTCAGAGATAAGCGTCGAGCGCGAAGCTAAGAAAACGGACGATGCAGCTAAGCGGCGGGCAGAAAGTGAGGCCGAGCGCTTACGGCGCCAAACGCAGGCGCGTGCCGAAGCCGCGAGGCGGCGGGCAGAAAGTGAGGCCGAGCGCTTACGGCGCGAAACGCAGGCGCGTGCCGAAGCCGCGAGGCGTTACATTGAGAGTCTGGATCAGCAAATTCGCAAGTTGCGCGAAGGCGAGGATGCTGCGCTGCGCTTTGAAGCGGCAAAGTTCGGGCCGCAAGCCTCAGCGCGCGCTGAGGACTTAATTGCGGCGCGACGCGCTGACGAGGCACGCAAGGCGGCCGAGAAAGAAGCCGAGCGTGCCGCGCGAGACGCCCAGCGCGAAAGCGAGAGACAACAAAGAGAAGCCGAGCGCGCAGCGCGCGAGGCAGAACGCGAGCGCGAACGGCAAAACCAAGCGCTGCTACGTGACACGGCGGAAGCTGAGCGTGTGCTTGACCGCTCTTTTGAGGCGCTACAACAGCAAAATGCGAAACAAAAACAGGTGGCGCTCAAAGAACTGCAAGACGCAGAAGAAATACTAGACCGAAAGTTTGAGATTTTGCAACGTAGCCAGCAAGACGAGGCGCGAATTTACCAAGCGAAAGCCGCGCAGGAAACAGCAGCAGCGCAGATGTTTGTTGAGTCAATACGTGCGCAAACGCTCGCTCTGCAACTTGGCGACACATTCAATCGTCGAAATCTAGCGGCGCGCGTCTCGCCAGAGGCCTCGCAAGCCCTTGAGGACTTACTGCGCGAGGAGAATATTGATCGATTTAAGCGCGAGATCGAAAGTGTACGCACACCTTTTGAGGTGTTTGAAAAAAAGGTGTTGGATGTCGACGAGGCGCTGCGAGCGGGTTATATAGACACAGAAGACTATATCAAACTGATTGCGCGTTACGGCGAGCAACTCAACCAGGCGCTTGCCAAACCAAAAGACAGTATTTCAGATCTCATGCGGCTTTTGGATCGTACCGGCGAAAAATTTACTGAGACTTTTGTACAGATGGCACTGACCGGCAAAGCGACGTTTCGTGACATGGTCAACAGCATTGCGCAAGACCTGTTGCGACTCACCGTGCGGCAGTACATTACAACTCCGCTTTTTGACTTTTTCAAAGCAGCGTTGCCAACGCCCGCAGGTAAGGCCTCGGGCGGTCCTGTTGACGCAGGAGCACCGTACATCGTCGGCGAGCGCGGCCCGGAGTTGTTTGTGCCGGCGTTTCGCGGCACGGTGGTTGCTAACGACAAACTTGGCGGTAGCACGATTGTGAACAATTACAACATCCAGGCGATTGACGTCAAGTCTTTTGAGGATCGCTTGTTGGCGTCCAACAAGACCGTGTTTGCAGCGAACATGTACGCGCAAAAGTCGCTCTCGCCACAGGGCCGCGCCTGATGTCATTTCAAACCATCCTCGACATCAGCCAGTACATCCAGGTCAACACCCGCAAGACCGTAGGCCAGCAGTACTCGCGCAGCGGCCAGGTGCGCACCGCACAGTACCTGACCACGCAGCCGTGGATTTTCACGGTCAAGCCGCACGCCTATCTCTACTACCCGCAGGTGCGCAGCGTGATCCAAACCATCGACAACCTCGACCGTTTAACCGCTGGCACCTTGAGTTTTGCATCGTCCACTTTGTCTTGGTTTGCGAGCTACCAAGGCGCACTGACTGCAGGTCAGGCTGCCGCACTTACGCTCGCCGCAGTGCCAGCAGCCAACGCCACAACCATCAGTGTGGGAAATCTCCCTGCGGTCGGCAGCACGACAGTGGTGTTTGCACCTGGCGACGTATTGCAACTCGGAAGCTATCCGTACAAAGTCGCAACACAAGTCACGCGCGGTTCCGCTGCGACCGTGAGCGTAACGCTGCACCGGCCGGTGATCGGCACCCCAAGTGTCGGTACGCTCACTGCGGTCGGCAGTGCCTGCACCTGGTCGGTGGTTGCCGAGGTCTGCCCAACGTACACATTGCATCCAATGACCAATGGCGCTTGGGTGGAGTGGGCAAGCGATTTTGTGTTTAGAGAGAACGTGCAATGACCACGCCAATGACCGCGCTTGCTGCCTCGACGATCCGGCACGGCGAGTTTGTGCGCCTCGTGACAAGCACGAATACCTACACTTTTTGTAACGCTGCAAGTGCAATCACGGTCGCAGGTGTGACCTACTCTGCGCTTGGCGGCTTGCTTTCGGTTGGCGAAGTTAACCGCGAAATCAAAGCGACCAGCGGCGATATGGTGATCAGCCTCGTGGGCATTGACCCGACGAATTCTGCGCTGGTGTTGAGCAGCAATATCAAAGGCGCAAGCGTGGAGATTGCGCGCGGGTTTTTTGACAGCAACTTTCAAATTATTACAACGCCCACGACGCAGTTTTTTATGCGCTATCGCGGCTTTGTAACAAACGTCGGGTTGAGCGAAGATTTTAATGACGAAATGCGCGTGCGTACTGCGACCGCAACGCTTTCGTGCAGCAGCTTCCGCGAGGTTCTTGCCAATCGCGTCGCAGGCATCCGCACGAATTTGCAAGCTTGGCAGCAACTCTACGCGAGCGACGCCAGCATGTCGCGCGTGGCTGCGATTGCGGGACAGTTCTTTGATTTTGGCGTGCCGCCGACCACAGGCTCGCAATCGGACCCAAGTGGCGACGTCCTAAATCCTGTTAGTGATAATCTCCCCAGCCAATGATACGTTCTGCCACGCCTTACGACATGGAGGTTTGTAAAGGCATGCTGCGCGCCTACGCGCAAGAAACGCAGCTGCGAACGTTGATTGAGCTGCAAGACGCGCAACACGTGACCGCGCTGCTCACGCGCATGATGGCAGGCGCAGGCTTTGTGCTGATTGACGATCAAGCGCGCGGCATGCTTTGCGCGTTCATCCACGGCAACATCTGGAACCCTGCGGTGCGCGAGTTGTCCGAGCTTGCGTTTTACGTTGCGCCGCAGCATCGCGGCCGCACGGTAGGTGGGCGATTGTGGCTTGAATTTAACCGACGCGCACAAGACTTGTTGCAATGCGGGCGCGTTGCGCTGGTCTCCTGCGCCCGCCAGCAAAACCTCAATGTCGAGCGCTACGGTTACCGCGCTATGCACCAAACGCTGATGAGGGAAGCATGCCAGCCACCATTGTCCTGACAGCAATTTACGGCGACCTTGTCCTTGCCGCTGCTGCGCTCGGCTCCCAAGGCTTGGCTATTGCGACGTTTGCCATCAACTTTACGGTCGCAACGCTGGTCAGCCGTGCTTTTGGAGCAAAGCCGCCGGAAATACAAGACTTCGGCGCTCGCCAGCAAATGCCGCCCGCAAGCAACAACAGCATCCCGGTCGTCTACGGAAACGCTTGGCTTGGAGGCACTTTTGTTGATGCAGCGCTGACGACAGACAATAAAACGATGTACTACGTGCTTGCGGTCACGTCGATTTCAAGCCACCAAGACGCCGCCTTTGCTTTTGACAGCACGAAGTTTTATTACGGTGATCGGCTTGTCACGTTTGCCACCACTGGCGATCTGACGCGCGTTGTAGCGCTTACCGATGGCGCAAATAACGTAGACACAAAGATCGACGGTAAACTTTTTATTGCGCTTTACAAGTCGACTAACGCAGGCGCGATTACAGCAATCAATGGACCAGCGCCGACGGTGTTTATGGGCGGCGCGGATTTGCCTGCAGCGCTACGCTGGCCCGCATCGGGTAGACAAATGAACGGGCTTGCGTTTGCGATTGTCAAGCTTAATTACAACCGCGACGCGAACACGACGCATTTGCTGCCGATCACGTTTAATTGCGTGCATTTTCCGCGCGGAGGATTGGCCGGTCAGGGAG